TCCTGGTTCAAAGTCTAATGTAACTCCACCATCCTCTTCAGGTATAACTTCTACGGGACCTTGTTCTACTACTTCCTCTTCTACAACTTCTTCCTCAGCTGGTATTTCTACTTCTGTTCGAATTTCGTTAGGAAGGGACTTATCTATATCTGCCATTAGTATCCTTTTACTGCTAATTTAGGTTTCTTAACTAATCCACCTTTAAATAATTTTTTTCTAGTAGGTGCAAATAAACTTGAACCTGATCTAATTGATTTCAATGCTCCAGATCCCCCACCACCTTTTAAAATTTTAATACTGGGTTTTTTAGGTGCATCAAAAGATTGTCTAGATGAAAAATTTTCAAATGTCTTAGAATTTTTTATAATTGGTTTTGCTTTTTTCTTTGCTTCATCAAAATTGTCTGCGGATACGGTGACAGTTCCTCTTTGAGTATCTCTAGAAAGTTTGGTGTTTTTTTCACCAACATCTCCTCTATCATAAGTTTGAGGTGCTATCAACTTATAGTCTATTTTGAATTCAGCCATTTAAAATTTCTCCAATGTTAGCTTCTAACTTGTTTTAAAGGAACTTTCAACCCCTGTGGGTTAGGTCCTGATTTTGGTGGTGGGCCAGATTTCACACCTCCTGAACCAAGTGGTTTATCAATCATACCACCGCCTTTTTTACCTTGTCTCATTTCTCTCATCTGTCTTAATGCTTCGCTTACCGCAGACTCTAAAGACATGTCTACTCTTAAATCTTTTACAATCTCATTAAATTTTTGTTGGGTTGCTTTATCAGCATTGGCCATGTACTTCTTACCGTAGTCCATTAATAACCTTTCTTAGCTAGTTTAGGTTTTCTGATTAGACCACCTTTGAAGTTTGGTTTTCTTCCTTTTAATTTTTTAGCTGTTGATTCAGCAACAGCATCTCTAAACTCTTTTCTTCTTTTAACAACTTCATCAAAACCTTTTTTAACCATTTTTAAAGCTGCTGCAGGTGCTTTCTTTTTCTTTAAAAAATTAACCACACCTGATGTATACTCTTTAGCAGAATCTAATCTTTGTTGTGCTGTATTTATATTTTTAAAACTACCACCTTTTTTATTAAGTTTTCTACTAGTTTTATTTCTATCTTCGACAAATTTTCTAAATTTTTTTAGCACTGGTTTTGCTATCATTAACGGAACTTTAACCATCAGTAATAAATCCTTTTCTTCTGTTCTACGACTTCATCCACATAATCTTCTGGATGTTCGATTAATCCACCTTGTCTAAATCTCATGATCGCTTGAGTGGTGGAGTCGACCAAGTCATCATGATCCCCGAACGGAAAGGCTGCACATTCTTCAATGACCTCTTCCGCAAACTTTTGTTGAGGAGCCCATATCATACCAGATTCGAACAAAGGTGCAACAGCATTTACACGGGCGTGCTTGTCATTTCCACGACTTGGTGTAAAATTCATTACTGGAATATCCATTTTCCGTAGTTCATAAGTCAAAGGCAATCCAGAAGCTTTCGCCTCAATGATCACTGTTTCAGGATTCCAATATCTATATTGCTCTAATGCAAGTCTTCGAAGTTCTGGAAACTCATACCGTCCTTTGATTGCATCTAGTAAAATTAAATTAGCACCTGAATCTTCACTTGGATACCAAACACCCCAAGTAGTAATAGCAGAATAGTCCGCTGTTTCTTTTTTAAGGAACGCAGTATCGTAAGATTGTATGACATGATAAATTTGTGGGATGTCATCTCCTTCATACGTTCTCCACCATTCTCGTTTTAATATTGCACCTTCTTCACTAGTTGGTTGTTGCATCCACTGTGCATTCCATTTAGCAACAGGAAGTGCAGCTTTAACTTTCTCTAGTTCATCCAGTTTCCAATACTGAGGCCAGACAGGTTTTGGATCTGATTCATGGTCCAAGATTGCTGGAAACTCAACCACGTGCCACTTGTCAGATTTTGCATCCTTTTGATTACTGACCAAGGCTCCTGTTAAATCTTTCGTAGACCATCTAGTCATTACGACAATAATTTTTCCACCAGGTTGTAAACGTTGTCTTGGACCAGATGTATACCATTCATATGCTCGCTCCAATGATACCTTGGACATTGCATCTTGTTCCGAGTGTGGGTCATCAATAATTAATAAATCTGCACCACGGCCCGTGATCGCACCACCAACACCAGCTGCAAAGTATTCACCACCTTGTGAGGTTTCCCAACGTCCTGCTGCCTGACTATCTTCACTGAGTGTGGTATCAAAAACTTTTCTATAATCTTCTGAGTCAATCAAGTTTTTTGCTTTACGACCAAATCGTATTGCTAGTTCTGCCGTGTGGGTTGCTTGAATGATCTTGAGCTTTGGATCACGGCCCACCATCCATGCTGGCAGAAGATACGATGCAAATTCTGATTTCGTATGTCTGGGTGGCATGTTGATAATTAATCTATTTATTTCACCCGTGGCTAGTTCATTAAATTTTTTTGCAATGTGCCTGTGGTGGGACCCCTCTACAAAATCTGGCCAAACGCATTTGACAAAAGAAAGGAAGTCATCTTTAGCCTTATTCCGTATCTTTTTTTCAGCGTGTAATACTTGAAGTTGTTTAAACGTTCTTCGTATATCGGCAGGAAGTTTACTAATATCTATATCATTCGGTTTCATAAAAAATTTTTATAAAATTTTTTGCATCACTATTGATGTTCAATAAGTTTTTTACAGCGTATGACAATATAAATCAAGCATATATATACATACATTAGGATCCCTATCTAGTAAAAAGGGGGTATGGGGGCTTCGCCACTTTCATTTTTAGGTGTCGCGTTGGTACCTCTATTATAAATAAAAGATACACGCGCCACGGGTCACGGCTCACACAAAATAAAAAACGCGCCCTTGAAACAAGGGCGCGTTGTCAATGATTGATTGTAATTAAATTAATTAATCTATTTTATGAAAACAAATAAGATCTTCAATATCTGTATTTGTTTTTTCAGTCTTGATAAACTCAATCTTTTTAATGCCAATCCCGTTTTTATACGGGATCACTTTATAAGGGGTCGGACTTTCAAGCCCCGTTTTAATTGCTTGCTCAATGTATTGTTTCCAATTCATTATACAATATCCCATTCTGACCAATCAAAATGTTTTAATTCTGATTGATCTGATTTTTCAATAATATATGCTTTTAATCTAGCCTTAAATTTCAATGCTCTTTTTCTAGCAACATCATCAGCTATTATTGGTTCGTTTGGTAAAGAAGTCATAAAGACATCTAATAAATCAATATAATTAAAAGACGGCCAATTCATTCTATGTTCGTATTGATCATTATATGATTTATCAACCTCAACTTTAAGATTTAAAATAGGCTCTTCAACTATTTTTGGTTTTTTTATTTTTACTTGTTCTTTATTCATGTTTCATTGTCCTTTGTTCGTTATTAATTTATTTTCAATAATTTGAAAATATACCTTGATTATTATTTTATTTTAAAATAAATATCAAGGATAATAATGGATAAAATAACAAATAAAAAAGGACAATAAATATATGACTAAATATAATAGATGGACTAACTACGAAACATGGAATTTCAAACTGTGGTTAGACAATGATCAAGATCTTCATAATTATATTATCGGTGAAATTAAAAAAATTAAAAAGGCACCCGATAATGGTCAAGATGTGACTTATGAAATATCTAATTTTTTAAGATCTTATATCTCTGATAATGTGCCAAATTTAAATGTATCAACTAGAAGCCAATCGGTTCATGGTTTAATGTCCGATAAAAACGGCTTTTATAGTGATATTTTATACGCGGGTTTGCGTGAGATTAATACGCGTGAAATCGCTGAAAGTTATCTCGAAGATCTCAAAGAAGATGAACCCGAAAAAATGGACGGTTTCGACAAAATCGATCATTTAGAAAAAAGGTTATTAGCCGATCAAGGTTAATTAATTTTGAGCCGTGCGCATTGGTTCACGGCTCATTATTCATGGTCTAATAGTTAGTAAATAACTAGTAGCGTATAAAAAAGCTAACAGATACGCCTAACTATTAGACCTTGAATAATAAGAGATTTTATTTTTATTTTATTGTTCAAGGCACAAGCTAGAAATTTCACTCAATAACGCTCAAGCGAAAAAAAATCATAAAACAACGCGCAAGCGCCCTGGTTCATGGTACACGGATCACGGTTTTAAAAAAGTTTTACAAGGTCTTCGGCTCTCGGCCCTTTGCATGATAATCACTTAACTACAACGGGGCCAAATCAAGACAAAATTTAAAGAAAATATATATTAATCAATACTTATTTAATATTTGTAAGGGGTCAAAATTCAAGGTTATTTAACAGTCTAAGCAATAGTTCTCATGGTGTGTATAATCGGGCCTTAAAGGTGTTAAACACTTATAACAATTGCCTCGCATATCTTTATATTGTCCTTTTATTTCATGTGTAAATTTAAAAAATTCTCTTAAATCTTTAATCTTCCATTTTCTTATATACTCAATAGACTTATACAAATCGGGGTCACGATCTATAATTGCTATAAAATCTTTTTTAGTTAATAGTCTATTTTTTTCTAAGTCGTTTGTATTC